TCATACCTCCTTATATATATAATATGCTTTTTGCGTAAAAATAACAATAAAAAACGATAAAAATACGCTTATCCGTTGACATAACGCTTTAAGCGTAGTACAATAGATTACGAAAGGAGGACATATCAGTGAAGAAAAAGCGTAAAAGAAAAAGCAAGTACGAATTGCGTTTGACCCACATCGCACTTGCTACATCAATCATCAACCTGATGATTTCAATAATTAATCTAGTAAAAGATTTATTGAAATAAGGTTGAGGGGAGGGTTTTCCTCTCCTTGATTGATATTAACTTTTTGGTTCGCTGTTGTCAATATATGAAGAAAAGAAAGGAGATATCAATATGCAGATTTTATTAGATATTATTCAAATTATTTTGAATATCGTGACTATTGTTTGTCTTGTTAAATTAATTAATAAATAAGGGAAGTGAAAAAATGAAAAAAGCATACAGAGAAATGTATACATTAAGAACAGCTAGAGATAGATTGGGATTAACTCAGAAAGAAGCTGCTAAAAAACTTGGAATCAGCGATGATGTTCTATCTAATTATGAAAGAGGGAAGACATATCCAAACGTTCCTATGTTGAAGAAAATAGAAGAAGTTTATCAAGTTGAATATGATCAACTTCTTTTTTTAGAAAAAGATAACGCTTAAAGCGTACATTCAAGGAGGCTAATATGAACGAAGTACAATTATTTAATTTTGAAAGTCATGAAGTAAGAAGTCTTTTGCTTAACAATGAGCCTTGGTTCGTCGGAAAAGATGTTGCTGATGTTCTCGGGTACCAAAACGGTAGTAGAGATATTAACCGACACGTAGATGAAGAAGATAGGCAAAACTACCAAAACGGTACTTTTGATTCTCCAAGAGGGATGACAATCATCAATGAATCAGGTCTATACAGTTTAGTTCTCTCAAGCAAATTACCATCAGCCAAGAAATTCAAACGTTGGGTAACAAGTGAAGTACTCCCAGCGCTAAGAAAAACAGGGCAGTACCAAGTGAAGGAACTAAGCGGACAGGAATTAATGGCTAGAGCGCTGATTGAAGCGCAGAGTGTTCTAGCTGCTAAAGACAAACAGATTGAAGAAATGAAGCCAAAAGCCTTATTCGCTGATGCGGTGGCAACAAGCCACACATCTATACTTGTTGGCGAACTTGCTAAGATTCTAAAGCAGAACGGCATTGAGATGGGTCAAAAAAGACTGTTTGCATGGCTTAGAGAAAAAGGCTACTTGATTAAACGTCAAGGAACTGATTACAACATGCCTACACAGAAATCTATGGATTTGGGATTGTTTGAAATCAAGGAAGGTTCTTACGTGAATGGCTCAGGTGTAAACATCACTACTAAGACACCTAAGATTACTGGCAAGGGTCAGCAGTATTTCATTAATAAGTTCCTTCAATAGGAGGTGATCATCATGGATGAATGGAGTATCAGCGTTGAGGAAGTAATGAGAATCACTAAGAAAAGTAGAGACTTCATCCTAAACGCTATAGAACAGGGCGTAATGCCTGGGTCAGTAGTAAAACATGACTCAGGTAAAAGAAGTACTTACATCCCACGTAAGGCCTTCTTTGATTACATGAACAATTATTATAGAGCTCCTTCAGATAAGTTGATTGCAGCAGTGGTAGAGGAGCTCACTAAAAGAAAGACAATTGAATAAGTAGCATAGTTGCTCGTAGGCACCTAAGGCTAGGAGACAAATAATAATTCGTAGAATGAACTGCAATACACTATTTTTTGATATCTATCCTAATTGACTAAATTACTGTTACGTATACAGTCTCCTAGCGCTAAGTGCTTATGAGCATATAAAAAAAGAACACACGACAGCCATCGTGTGCTCCCACTCAATCTTCTCGGAAAAGATTGATAAAAATCAGACAATTTATAGTTTATCACAGAAAGGAAGAAAATTAAATGAGTAGAATCAAACTTTTACTATTAATTTTGTTAAATGCATTTATATTTATTTGCCTCGTGAGTGGAATCCTAACAGGCAATAATTGGAACAGTCTAGAAATCAAAATAGTGTTCTGCTGTTCACTCGGATTAAATATATTATTCGCTGAATATACCATGATTTAGCGTGTGTGAGGTGAAAAACATTGAAAGGTGTAATTAAGCACAAATTGCCAAAAACTCGTGAGGAGTGGCTATATGACCGTTTAAAGGGTATAGGTGGCTCAGATGTTGGTGCAGTTTTAGGACTTAATAAGTATAAAAGTGCCTACACTCTGTGGGCTGAAAAATGCGGACTTCTTCAAGATGAAGAGGAAGACAACGAAGCTATGAGAGTTGGTAGAGATTTAGAACAGTATGTCGCTGACAGATTTACAGAAGCGACAGGAAAGAAAAATAGAAAAAGTGGGTTTTCTTTTCAATCTGAGAAGCATCCGTTCATGCTCGCAAATGTTGACCGTTTAATTGTTGGTGAAAAGGCAGGGCTTGAATGTAAAACCGCTAGTGCACTAACTAGATGCGATTTTGAGAATGGTGATATTCCACCAAGCTATTATTGTCAATGTATGCATTACATGGCAGTAACAGGCTTCGAAAAATGGTATATAGCCGTTCTAGTGATGGGCAAGGGCTTCTTTTGGTACGAAATCAACAGAAATGAAGAAGAAATTGAAGCACTTGTCAAGGCTGAAGGTGATTTCTGGGAAATGGTCAAACAAGGTAATGCGCCTGACGTCGACGGATCAGAAAGTACAAAGAACACATTGAGCACAAGATGGCAGTCTCAAGTAAAAAGTTGTGTTTTAGGGCATGAAGCCGAGGACAGTGTTAAAGAGTTGCTTTCTATCAAAAAGAGAATTAAAGCTTTGAAGGAACTTCAAGTTTCTTATGAGAACTCTATCAAAGCAGAGATGGAAGATGCAGAAGCTGCAGAACTAGAAAATTTCATGATCAAGTGGAAGACTTCAAAAAGTATGACTTTTGACAGAGATAAGTTTAAAAAAGAAAACCCAGAGTTATTTAAACAGTACTTGAAAGAAAGTACTCAAAGAAAATTCTATGTAAAGGAGAAAAAAAGAAAATGAGAACTAGAACAAGACCTAATCAAGATATTAGAGATATGCTGAAGGATAATGGGCTCACTCAATGGGATTTATGTAAAGCGCTAGGAATTGGGGAAACTACCCTATACAGAAGATTAAGAGATGAACTACCAGAAGACCAGAAACAAGAATACATGAAAGTCATTGAAAGACTTATTACTTTAAACGCATAGAGAAGAAAAGGAGAACAGATAATAATGGCAGAAGTAAATCAGAAAGGTATTATTGCGAATACCACTAAACAGGCAGTTGCTAATAAGCATAAGCCTCAAACAATCAAGGACTACATCAAGGTATATGAAGGAGAAATCGCTAAGGCATTGCCTAACGTAATCACTCCTGAAAGATTCAGTCGCATCGCTATGACGGCAGTCACTAATACTCCTAAGTTAGCAAAATGTACACCACAGTCATTCATTGGTGCATTGCTTATTGCTGCACAGTTAGGAGTTGAACCTAATACAGCACTAGGACAAGCATATTTAATCCCATACGGCAATCAATGTCAGTTCCAATTAGGTTACAAAGGGGCGCTTGATCTAGCATACAGAACAGGAGAAGTAAGAAGTATTACTGCCGAAGTTGTCAGAGAAGGTGACTTATTCGAGTACGAATTAGGTTTAAATCCTAAATTGAAACATGTACCAGCACAGAAAGGAAGAGGAAAACCGATTTTCTACTATGCAGTATTTAAATTAGTAAATGGTGGGGAAGGTTTCCAAGTCATGAGTTATGAAGATGTTACAGAACACGCCAAGAAGTATTCTAAAACATTTAATAATGGACCATGGCAAAGTGCCTTTGATGAAATGGCTAAAAAGACAGTGCTCAAGAAGCTATTGAAATATATGCCGTTAAAAACAGAATTCGTTAAAGCAGTAGCGCAAGATGAAACAATTAAAAACTTTGATGTTGGAGAAGACAACAGAGACATTCTAGACAAGCCTAATGAATGGGTTGATGCAGATGTCAATATTGTTGATGAAGACACAGGAGAAGTCAAAGAATAGGAGATGTGAAAGATGGAAAGAAGGAGATGGATAAAACTTTATATGATGGACTACGATGAAGTCTATCACGATTCCAAGATGTTCCATCTTTGGATTGACATCTTACTACACACTAATCCTGTTGATTATTATCATCACGGAGACTTGATCAAGAGAGGACAATGTATCCTTTCTCTGAATCAGGTCGCATCAAGGTGTCATATGTCTAAACCGACAGTTTCCAAATACCTTCACTTATTGGAAGAATGTGGAAAAATTAAGTTGGATATATCTAAAAAGGGCACTAAAGTGACGGTATTAAACTGGGATAAATACCAAAGTAACGGGTTTTCAAAAAGCGAAAACGAGGAGCCGGAAGATACTACCGGTTTAGCAAGTGGTTTAGCAAGTGGTTTAGCAAGTGGTTTAGCAAGTGGTTTAGAACTAAACCAAGAACTAAACCCTAATAAGACAATAAAAGAACAAAGAAAAGAGAAAAGAGAAAAAGACTGTACTGTAGAGTATTGTCCGTCTTATGAATCTATTTTTTCTATTTTCTTTAAGAAAGACAAGTTGGAGTACATCAGTGAATATTATGAATCTGTAAAAGATAGAACTGATATAAGAAATCTAGAAAAACATATAGATGGATTCTTGAGAAATAAAGAGGCTGAAAAAAATAAGCCTATACCAATAGCAGAGAGAAGAAAGAAAGAAAAAGAAGAATCTTCAGAAAATAAAATACCAGACGCTATTGTATTAACTCCTGAACAGGAAGAAGCACGCAAAAGGCTTCAAGAGTTACTTGATAGTAAGAAGTATGAACATGATGAAGATTTAGATTAAGGAGGGGGGTTATAATGAATGTTTAAAGAAATTGGAGCAATTATGGGATTATTGAGTGTACCTCATAATAATGTATTAAAGCTAGACAAAGTCGCTAATATAAACGGCGATGATTTAACTCTTACAATTGCATCTGAAGAGTGCGCAGAGTTAATCCAATCAATTACAAAAGTAAAAAGATATGGCTTTCATGATGAATATGAGGACAATCTTCATGAAGAGGTTGCTGATGTACTCATCTGTATTACTGAACTGGTATGTCTTGGATACCTGGACATTGATAAAGTAAGAGATTATCAAAAATTAAAAATCAACAGAGAGGTAGAACGAGCAATCCAGAAAGAGGAAGAACTGAGAAAGGAGACAGAAGAGCATGGAACTTGTGAGTGATGAAAAACTAGAAGCAGTCGCTGACTTCTTGGCAGATGATGAAGTGTTTGGAATTGCTCCATGTTCACATTTCAATAATTCTCTAAAAAGAAATAGAGTTGACGTTCCTTGTGACATTGGAGACTGTGAAGGAGACTGCCCATTTTATTCAAAAGAGAATTTTCTCAAGTGGATTAAGGAGGAAAATCAAAATGAAAAAAATCAGATGTGAGATATACAGGGATAGCATGCAGAATTATAAGAGATATGCTATCCCAAAAGCCCAATTGATTATTGCCGATGTACTTTACAACGTTGGTAATAATTTCTATGGATCTAACCCTATGTGGTACAAGGGCGGAGACAACAAGAATGGCGAATCTAAATTAGCTGGTAAATCAGCATTTAATAGTGATTTTAATTTCAATCTATACGAATATTTTCATTTCTGTTCAAGAATGTTAAAGAAAGATGATCATAAGAAACAGAAACGCGGAAGAAGTTCCGATAGTCCATGTATGATAGTATTCTGTTCATTTGAACAGATGCCAACCCTAATAGATGCAGGAAAGAAGCATGGTTTTGTGAATTATATTCCTTTAGTTTTTATCAAGAATTACAGTCCGCAGGTATTAAAAGCCAATATGCGAGTTGTTGGCGCAACTGAATATGCTCTTGTTATGTATAGAGATAAGCTGCCAAAATTTAGAAATGGCGTTAAAACTGACCCCGAAACAGGAAAGAACATCAAAGGAACAGGGAAAATGATATTTAACTGGTTCAATTGGCAAAAAGACGGAAAAGAAATTCAAAAAATCCATCCAGCACAGAAACCGGTGAATGTACTCAAACAGTTAATAGAAATATTTACCGATGAAGGTGATGTTGTTATTGACCCTTGCTGTGGCAGCGGTAGCACATTAAGAGCCTGTCTTGAATTAAATAGAAATGCATATGGTTTTGAAATTGACAGAAACTTTTATACTCGTGCTAAGAACGAAATGCTTGTGAAATCTAAAAATGTACAGACAAGTATGTCTGATTTTCTAGGAGGAGAAGAAGATGCTTAATGCAGAAAGATTTAAAGAAAAAATTTTGGATGTTGTTGAAGATGATAAAAAATATAATTTCGCTATCAAAGATGATGATCCAAATGCATTTTCTAATTGCCATAGTGATATCTCATGCAAAAATTGCATATTTACGAGTTTAAAGAACGGTAAAAACTGTCTTTACAATAGATTTAATTGGCTTTTATCAGAGTACAAAGAAAAAATCATTCTATCTAAATTTGAATATAACATTTTAGAGAAGGCACATAACAGACGCTTTGAGTATATCATCAGAAAAGAATGCGGTGGCCTACGTGCATACCGTTGCAAGCCTTACAAAGAGCATTTTGTCTGGTATCCATACGATAGAGACGAGATGCCTTACGATTTAACTTTATTTGATGATTTATTTGCTTTTGTCACGTTTGAAGATTCAGAACCTACATCAATTAAAGATGTGCTCAATAACTGCGAGGTGGTCAATGATGCTGAAGAATAAAGAAGAGAGAACCTCATTCTTAAGAAATGAGAAGAACTGGGAAGCTGAGTATTTAACAGCTGATATTAAAATGCTGACTTTAAAATTAACACCTAAACTATATGTCAGAAAAATTCAAGTGATGGGCTTTAATAAATATTTTAAAAAAAGTGGATGGTATACGCAGTTTACTAAGTTCTTTTATCCTGATGATCTATATTATGGTCCTAATGCTTCAGATACAGAATTATTAAAATATTTAACTGCACATAAAAATGATGATTACATTGAAGACTTAGAAGTAGAAGGAGAACAGTAAAATAACATGAACACTATTTCAATGGAACTGCACCAGGAGCAGATTACAGAGTTACAATATCAGATTGAAAAACTAGAAAGCGAAAAGCATTGTTTAGAAGAAGAATTAGAAGATTTAAAGGTTGAATGTGAAGATTTAGAAGACAGATGCGAAAGTTATAAAGAAGCAAGCCAAAATGTATTGAGTAATTACAATGAGGATTTAGAAACGATAAAGTGTCTTCAGAAGTTAAACAAAAAACTTGTTAAAAGTAATAAAACAGCTAACAGAGATTTCTTTATTCTCGCAGCAGCTTATGTTGCTACACTAGTGCTAATGATTTACTTATTTATCAGATAGGAGAGGATGATTATGCCAAATATTTATAGAACATGCAGATATAAAAATGAAAATTATCTATTTCACTGCCTCGAACAGTTTTCGAGTGTTATTGGTCCTTCTGCCGCTATTGGTGGACATCTAGGAGGACAGATTAGTCATGTATTCGCTCTAATCGAAGATGGAAAAGGAAATATCCAACGAGTAGATCCTACGATGATTACATTCACTGATGATGAATTTAGTAAATATTTTTTAGAATAGTTAAGAAAGGAATGAAATAGATGTTTTTATTGCAGGTATTAGAAAATGTATTTTCTGTGTTTGCTATCGTTATGCTGATTGTTGCTGTCCTTATTGTGATATCAGTAATTGCTATTGCGGTGTTTGTTATCGTGTCGGTCGTTGTGAATGGCATAGAAGAAGATAAGGAGAATAATAACTTATGACAAGAAAAGACAAGGAGGAACACTATTAATGCTTAATCGTGCTTTATTAGTCGGAAGACTTACAAGAGACCCTGAACTAAGAAGAACAGGGAGTGGAAAGGCAGTCACTTCTTTCAATCTAGCAGTAGAAAGAAATTTCAAGAGCGATGATCAGGAGGCTGACTTCATTAACTGTGTATGCTGGGGGAAGATTGCAGAAAATACAGAGCGCTATTGCTCTAAAGGTTCCCTCGTTTCTGTTGATGGTCGCATTCAGACAAGAAACTATGAGAACAATCAAGGCCAGAAGGTATATGTTACTGAGGTGATTGCTGACTCTGTACAGTTTATTAATACAAAGAGAGATAGTAATACAGCCACTGCATCACAAGCGCAAACCAATAGTTATGTGCATAATGAACCAATTCAGCAGTTTGAGGATGAAGGCTTAATCATGGATGAAGAGGATATCCAATTCTAATGAGCAAGTACAACTCAAGAAAAACTACAGTTGACGGCTTCACGTTCGATTCTAAAAAAGAAGCAAAACGCTATTTGGAATTAAAGCAGATGGAAAAAGACGGATTAATTCATAATCTACAATTACAGGTACCTTTTGAGTTAATCCCTCCTTTTGAAATTGAGATTGATGGCAAAAAGAGAAAAAGAAGAGCAATGCGATACATCTGTGATTTTGTCTATGAAGTCAACGGAACAACAATCTATGAAGATGTAAAAGGCAGAAAAACAGAAGTATATAAGATTAAGAAAAAGATTTTTGAATATAAATTCAAAACAACGATAAAGGAGACGTAGAAAATGATAAGAACTGGTTCTTATTATGCATACAATGCAGATGATGGCAGCTTTTTAGCATGTGGGAGCAGTAATAAAATGAAGAAGTTCTTTGGAATCTCAAACGATACTCTTAGAATCCATTCAAAAAATGGTAAGATATACAATTCAAATAAATATGATCTTCACCTAAAGATTAAGTGGTTCGATGGAGTTATTAAAGATATTGAACCAACAATTAAACTTAAACCAAGGCCAAAACCACAGATAGAAAGAAAGCCAAATAAATTAAAATGTAACTTCGTAGAAGTATTCAAAGTATTCAAGCATCAAGAAGCAGAAGAAGAAAAAGAACACATGAGAAATAATTTTTCTGTTATCAATCTAGAAAGAGTTAGATTTGAACTAAAAAAGCATGCAAAAGAATCATATCCTTACAGAATTGCGTTCTATACTAAGAAATCGCCAACAACTTTGGTATTCGATGAATATTTTCTTTCGTTGGAGTTAGCAGAGCAGCGTATGGAATATCTGAAGAACTTCAAAGGCAAAAAAGACAATGGAGACTTCTGGTATGACGGTGTTAATTACGAAGCAGATAGAGTTATCATTGCAACAAGAACACGAAATAATAGAAATATGATTATTTCTTTAGATGATATATCTACCAAAAAAACTGACTATGACGAATATCTGGAACTAGCTAGATTCATTCAATCAGAATTCATCAGATAATCAAGCAGGGCATTGAGTTCTTTATTAGATTTTATATACTATCAAGAAAATTTATTAGGACCCCTCATACTTAATAGATTCTTTTCTAAAAGCAAGATCCTCTCATGAACTTGATGCCCTAACATATTTTTCTATTCTAAAACCAACAAACAACAGCAGTGTCATGGCTTTGCTTCAATCTCATTCACCTTCTTTTGCAAAGAATAAGAGTATGAAGCGCTAATTTTGCTATCCAACTAAAAAGTTATGATATTGCTGGGAGAAGAGAAGACACAAATTGAAAACCAATAGGAAGAGTAAAGGCCTGTTTTCTTCTTCTCCAGAAAGGAGGTTAATTTTTGTTTTTTATTTTATTTGTACTGGTGATAGTGATTTATTTATTTTTCATTTTTGAGTAATCAGGAGGTAACGTATGACAGCCGAAGAAGTCAGAACATATTTAAAATCATATAGGAATCTAAAGGACAAAGCAGACTATCTACAAAATAAGTTAATCAATGTTAAAGCCATCTCGTATAGAGACAGCCCAACAGGTTCATACAGTGAGCCCAAGACACAGAATGACTATATCTTGATGAAGGATAGGTGTTTAGAAGAAATGGCTCTCATACGTCAAAATATAGACAAACTAGATGATATCAATCATAGGGATGTACTCTTTTATCGATACATCGAACTAATGAGTATCTATGATACTGCCGACATGCTGCATATCTCACAGAGGACGGCTGAAAGATACATACATGATGCAATCGACAAACTAGTTATTATCATGAGTTAACGTGTGACGTGAATTGATGGCCATTTGCACCATTTGCCGTCACGTTACGTTATTTAATGTTATATAATGGTAAAAAGAGGCGAATTAAGCAGAGAGGCATAATAAAGCCTCTTTTTTGTTATTTGATAAGAAAGGGGTGCGACTATGACAGAAAAGCAGAAACTATTTTGTGATGAGTATCTAAAAGATACTAATGCTACAAGAGCATATCTAGCAGTCTATGCCAATTGTAAAAGTGCCATAAGTGCAGCACCTCTTGCCTCTAAGCTTTTAAAAAAAGAAGAGATACAAAAGTATATCTCTGAAAAAATGGAAGAAATCCATAATGAGAATACTGCCGACATTCAAGAGATAGTTGAGTATCTCACATCTGTCATGCGTGCTAAATCGGAATCCTATGTAATGATCATGAGTGGTAATGGTACGCAAAAAGTCGTACAGAAACCTCCGGACGAGAAAGAAAGGCTTAAAGCTGCAGAGTTATTAGGCAAGCGTTTTGGCATGTTTACAGACAATGTAGATGTTACATCGAACGGCAAGACAGTGATTGTAGATGATATAGATGAATAAGATTAAGGTTAGTTTAAAGTCTACTATTGGTCCGGCTTTCTATGAAGTTCATAAGCATGTAAAAAACAATGACTACACGCATTATTGGTTAAAAGGTGGCCGTGGTTCTTTAAAGTCCTCTTTTATAGGTGTTGAGATACCTCTAGGCATTATGAGAGATGCACAGCGAGGTGTTATGAGTAACGCTGTTATCATGAGACGAGTAAAAGATACGCTCCGAGATTCAGTGTATGAACAGATTAAGTGGGGCATCTATAAGTTAGGCGCTCAAGATGATTGGTTAATACCTGAGTCTAAATTAAAAATGACTTATATGCCAACAGGTCAGCAGATAATATTTAAGGGTGCCGATGAACCTAAAAAAATGAAGTCAACAAAGGTCCATATAGGTTATGTTAAATACGTATGGTATGAAGAATGTGATGAATTCGAAACATATGACAAGATAACCAATATTAATCAGTCGCTTCTGCGTGGTGGACATGAGTATTGTGTCTTTTATTCTTTCAACCCTCCTGAATCACAAAGAAATTGGTGCAACAGGCAAGTTTTAGTAAAAAGGGATGATACATATGTCTCTCATACAACTTACTTACAAGCACCACCTCAGTGGCTTGGGGAGCAGTTCTTAATAGAAGCCGACCACATGAAGGAGACAAAGCCTGATAAGTACAGGCATGACTATTTGGGAGAGGTAACCGGTACAGGTAGTGAGGTTTTCACAAACCTTGATATACGTGAGATAACCGACGAGGAAATACAGGTATTCGATAGATTAAAAAACGGACTAGACTTTGGTTATGCTGGTGACCCATTAGCATATGTTAAAGCAAACTATGACAAGACGCGCAGGCGTCTTTTTATTTTTGGCGAAGTATATGGAACTAGACTATCAAATGCCAAGGCCGTCAAACTTATCAAGGAGATCAACCCACTCAATAAGCTAGTCACTGCCGATTCAGCTGAACCAAGAACCATAAATGAATTTAAACTATTAGGTCTCAATATCATCGGTGCAAAGAAAGGCGCTGACAGTGTGGACAATGGAATAAAGTTCCTTCAGGACTTAGACAAGATAATTATAGACCCTGTTAGATGCCCCAATGCTGCACGTGAATTCAATGACTATGAAATTGAAATGGATAGAGACGGCAACCTTAGAGGGGAGTTCCCCGACAGAAACAACCACACTATAGATGCGGTTAGATATGCTATAGAAAATGAAATCCTTATGAAGAAGGCAAGAGCAGGAAAGAGGAGATTTTAAAAGATGTATTATACTTTCACGATTCCACGAGAAGAATTCGACGAGACAAACATAGACAGGAGCATGATCCTTCGTCTCATTAGCAAGCATTATAGTATTCGTGCTCCTGAGATATTGAAGAATGTCGGCTATTACTTTGGTAAGCATGCCATCATGAACAGGGAAAAGAAGTTCAAGAACCAGCCGAACAATAAGATCATGGTAAACCATGCTAAAGATATATCAGATACAGCAACGGGATATTTTCTTTCAAACCCTATCACATTTAAGAAGAATACAGAAGACGGTAATATTGACAAGCTGACAGGTGCTTTCGTTGATGCTGAAACAGATGATACAGATTCATGCAATGCTATCAATATGTCACGTGCAGGTGTCGCTTATGAGTATGTTTACTTATGTGAGCATGAAAGCAAGCTGATGACCAAGACACTTGACCCATTGTCAACATTCAAGGTTTTCGATGCTTCAATTGAGCAGCATGAACTATTCAGTGTTTATTATTCTATTGAAAAAGATGATTCTACTGACAGGTTCAATATCATCGCAACAGTAACAACTGAGAACTATGTCACAAGAATGGGAATCACATGCAATGAAGAATTCGAAAAAGGCGAGTTTTCAGAACTTGGTGAGCCTTATCCACATTTCTTAGGTGAGGACCCTATCATTGAGTATAGAAACAACATGGACTGCATTGGAGACTATGAACAGCAGATTTCTCTTATTGACGCATACAATACATTATGCTCTGACAGAATCAACGATAAGGAGCAGTTCATTGACGCAGTACTTGTTGTCTATGGTGCTCTTTTAGGTGATGACGATGAAGAAGCAACAAAAGCGCTCCAGGCTATCCGTAAGAATGGTGTTATGGAACTTCCTAGTGATGCACGCTCTGAATATCTGACTAGAACATTTGACGAGAACGCAGTGGAAACACTCAAGCGCTCAATAAAGGAAGATATCTATTCACTTTCTCATGTTCCTAATCTGACAGATGAAAACTTTGCTGGCAACAGTTCAGGAATTGCCATTCAATATAAGCTTCTAGCACTTGAGACCCTCACAAAGACAAAAGAGAGATATTACAAGAAAGGGCTTAAGAAGCGTATAAGAATGTTCTGTACTTACCTCAATCTAAAGGCAATTGCTGCTGATCAGTCAATGATTGAGCCTGTATTTACAAGAGGACTTCCACAGAACCGTCTTGAATTATCACAGATTATTGCGAATCTTAAAGGTGTTGTATCAACTAAGACACTTCTTGCACTTCTTGACTTTGTTTCAAATGTTGATGATGAAATGAAAGAAGTCAAAAAAGAAAAACAGGAAGCACTTGAAACACAGAAGCAGTTATTTGATACCGAAAATCAGAATACTCCTCCAGAAGAAGAAACAGATGATCACAAGGAAGATGGTAATAATGATGATGACAAAGACAAGGAATGATAGTGCTCTGTTATGACTAACATCAAAAACATAAAGTACTGGGAAATGCGAGAAGCAAGGAACATGTACAAGGATATGCAGTTAGCTGAGGACTGCGCTAAAGATTTGAGCGTAATCTATAGCAAGGCTGCAATCTACACTGCCAAGCAGATTGAGGGAATATTCAATAGATTCGCTTCAAAGCATCATCTAACAAGAGACGAGGCTATTAATCTTCTTTCAGAGGCTGACAGTAAAGATTTCGAAAAACTGCTTGAGGTATACAAGAATAAGACAGGCGCCCAAAAAAGAGAGGTGCTAGCAGAATTGGAAGCCCCAGCATACAAGAACCGTATGAAGAGGCTTGATGATATTAACAAGTCAATTAATAAGCTGATTAATGCCATTGCATCCAAGGAAAGAGATGCAATAGGGAAGACAATGCGAAAGGTCTATGAAAGCAGTTATCACCATGCAGTATATGAAGCTGCAAGAATGAGTGGTCTAGATCTTCAGACAGGCCCTATTGATGAAGGCGCTCTTGAAACCATTCTGAAAAAGAAATGGTCAGGACAGAATTATTCAGAAAGAGCATGGAACAATACTCAGAAGGTGGCCGATGCACTAAAAGAGGAGTTCATGATAGGAGCCCTCACAGGAAAGACAGAGAAGGAAATGACCGACTCAATCAACGAACAGTTCCTATCAGGTAGAAATAAAGCTAGAAGACTTGTAAGAACCGAATCATCATACATTCACAATGAGGCGCACTTCCAGGCTTACAGGGATTACGGCATAGAGGAGTATAGATTTGTTGCAACACTAGACCTTAGAACGTCCCAAATTTGCCGTGAGAGGGACGGAAGCGTATACAGGGTGAATGATAAGAAGATAGGTGTAAACGCCCCTCCAATGCACCCATGGTGCCGTTCTACTACTATTATGAATCTTGACGATGAAACTATGCATAATCTAGAAAGATTTGCTAGAGACCCTGTTACAGGAGAAAGGATGAAGGTTCCAGCGGACGAGACTTATAAAGAGTGGTATCAGAGAATGGTTGAAAAGCATGGTGCTGAAGCGATTAATACGGCTGAGAAATTAGTTGAGAATCGTTCTAGTGACAGGAAACAGCAAATAAAATACCTCGATTTGTTGGGTAAGCAAAATATACCTTTATCACTATCAGAATTTCAAAATTTGAAGTATAATGATAAAGAGAATTGGTTACTATTACAAAAATACAAGAGATCGCGTAGCTCAGGAAAATTATCAGCATTTTCAACATTTGAAGACTATAAGAAGTATCGTAAAATCATACAAGATGAAATTGTTGGGCGTACAACTAAGGATGGAGTTGTAATAAAATCGCAAAGTGACCATTTTATCGAAAGAGTATTAGGGACAACTGAAAAAGAAGGCCCTCAAAAGAATAAGAAACGTGAAGGTGTTGAAATAGAGGATGTTATTTCTGCATTAACTGACCCAGAAAAAATAACCGAAAAAGAAAATGGTAAACGTATAAGCAGAAAGTATATAGGTGAAAACGTAGAAGTTACACTTAACCCTGATACTGGAAATTTAATTCAAACAAACCCTAAGAAAAGAGAGTGAATTGTGATGTACAAATTATTGGATGAAGATGTGAAATTATTGAAAAAGTTGCTTCTTATGAAAGATTGGAACCCGGAAGATGGTTATTCAAAAGAATGTGTTATTGAATATGTTAATGCGAATAGAGAACTAAATAATGAAGAGATTAATCAGATTCGTAATTACGTATTAGACAAGAATCTTGAATATGGATTTGATGATAATGAAGAACCTAATGAACTAGGGTATGCAACTGAAGAATTAGGCGATAGACTGTTTTATGCTATGGATGATTAGTTAAATCCTTTAGTTGATAAAAAGACAATGTGAAAGGACTTGGAATATATGGCAAGAGATGATTATCATGTAATTGTTTATCAGATTCTATCCTACCTGTATATGCAGCTAAAGCATGGGAAGGATATTGATGCATCACTCATAAGACATGACAGTAAATATCTGCAGATCAACAGAAAGTACTGGACTTATGTCATTGTGAATCTATTAAATGAGGGATATATCAGTGGGATAGTAATTGATAAGGATATAGACGAAAACATAGATATATACAATCTTGATAAATGTGAGATTACACCAAAAGGAATAGAATACCTTACTGATAATTCAACTATTGAAAAAGCCAAGCGATTTATGAAAGACTTGAAAGACATATTACCGTTCGTATAAGCCGACTATCTAGTCGGTTTTTATTTTGCTCAATTTCAAGAAAGGAGAACCATATGGCTGAAGGATTGAAACCACATCATCACCAGTACTTTGAGTATGACTGTAAAAGTAATTTTGACAGCCGTAGGCACGTCATTGTTAAGAAGGTGACATATATGTGCATGATATGCGGAAAACTCTCACACGAGACATATGAAGAGTACTGTCCGCCTCCCAAGGAAAGAAAACCTAAAGCATTGATGAAATACAGAAGCAGACAGAAGAGCGGTTGATGTTCTTCTTTTTTTCTGTTTGTCCATAACGTGCATATGACATTAAAAGGTGCATGGATATAACAGTCATACGGACTATAAACGGAGGTATTTAATTATGGAATACGTTAAGAATATGATGCCTTTGAATCTTCAGCTTTTTGCAGAAGAAGGGACAGGCGACGAAGGGAATCCCGATAATGCGCAGTCAGGTGAACCGGAAGATGATAAAGCCCAAGTAACAACCCTCACAGAAGACGATGTGGACAGAATCGTCCAGAAGAGACTTGCCCGTGCAAGAAAGAAGTGGGATAAGGATCATACGGAAGCCGAAAGGCTTAAGAAGATGACAGATGATGAAAAGAAGCAGTATGAGGAAGACAAAAGAAAAGAAGATCTTGACAATAGAGAAGCAGCAATTACTCGTAGAGAACTGACTGCAGTTGCCAAGGAACAGCTTAATGCTGCAGGAGTTCCAGCAGACATGGCTGACTTCATTGACTACACTGATGCTGATTCCGTAAACGAATCTGTCAAAAGACTCTCTAAAGCATTCAAGGGAGCGGTTCAGCAGTCTGTTGATGACCGATTAAAAGGCAAAGCACCTTTAGACAAGGCAAAAAACAATGTATTGACTGCTGAAGAAGAGAATGCAAGAAAGGCATTCGCAAATGCACTTAAATTTTAGAAAAGAGGTATAGAACATGGCAATTAACACATTACAGTATTCAACTATTTTTCAGAATGAATTAGATAAACAGATGGAGCATCTCACTCTTACATCATGGATGGATGCCAATGCCGGACAGATTAAGTACGATGGTGGTGCAGAGGTAAAAATCCCTAAGATGTCATTAGTGGGCTTAGGAGACTATAACAGAGATGAAGGATATAAACAGGGTGCTGTCACTCTTGAATATGAAACATTCAAAATGACACAGGACCGTGGAAGAAAGTTCCTTCTTGATGCAATGGATGTAAACGAAACTAACTTTGTGGCATCTGCTGGCACTGTCATGGGAGAATTCCAGCGTTTACATGTTGCCCCTGAAGTAGATGCCTACCGTATTTCTAAGGTTGTTTCTGATGTTACAGCAAAGAAATCAGCCAACATCCTAACAACTGCATTGACTGAACAGAATATTCTTTCTGAATTAGAAAAGGCAGCGGATACTATCCGTGATAAAGGATACCAGGGTGATATCATCTGTCATATTACATATGATACTTTAAGATTATTAAAGGAAAAGATGGTAAACAGCAACCTTACATCAGGTAAATTGACTATTGGAAATATCACATTAGACATCTATAAGCTTGATGAAATCACATTCATTCCTACACCAAAGAACAGAATGTATTCAGCTATCAAGGTTGATGCTGGAGCAACAAAAGACGCAGGTGGATATACGAAAGGTGAAACTGCTAAGAATGTAAACTTCTTAATGGCGCCAATCAATAGTGTTATCGGTGTTACTAAACAGGACAAGACAAGAGTATTTGACCCTGATACTAACCAGGATGCAAATGCTTGGCAGATTGACTATAGAAGATATCATGACTGCTGGGAAAAGGACAACATGCTTGACCTAATCATTGCTAACGTCTCAGCTGATGCATAATGATCATTGTAAAAAGAATCAACGTTGAAAGGGCCATCCATGAGGATGACCTTCAGCGTTATACAGAACAGGGATATCGTGTCATTGAAGACAAGAATGATGAAGATACTCCTGTAGAAAACAATGAAGTGACGGACCTCAACGATATGACTGTTGACCAGTTAAAGACTATTGCAAAGGAAAAGGGCGTTAGCGGATATTCTAGTCTTGTTAAAAAGGAATTGGTCGCAGTTCTCACTAAGATGCAGGAGGAGTAATCTATGGATCTAGTTGAGATTGTTGCTGAAAGAACAGGAACGAGTCAGGGGCGTGCAAAAATCTATGTTGAAATGGCAAAACAGCGTGCTCTTGCACATACAAACCGCACTGTATACATCACTGCAATGGATTTCTGTGTGGCTGATCTAGCATGTGCTATGTACTTCAGAGAGGGCATGGTCGGAGAATCATCACATTCAGAAGGTGGCATCACATCTACTTTTCAGTCTTCCACTTATGAAGATATTCTCTCAACTATCAACAACTTGAGACTGATTCGTGCAGGAGGAATCGTTCACGAAAAGAAGCCGGAGGGGAACCAATGAGACTTTCATCGCTTAAGAACTATTCTGTATATGAGCCTGTCATCGAAAAAGATGGTGAAGGTGTCACTACTGAAAAGTGGATCAAGAGAAAATCAATGCTTCTTGAAGTATGGCCTGCATCCGGTAAATTACAGGCTGAAATGTACGGAGAGAGACTGAACTACATTTTTAATATGATTCTTCCTAAGAATAAGGATGATGATTTCAGACCCACTGAAAAGTGGGGTGTGAATGTCTATAATCAGTCAACCGATGAACCGGATTACAGAATCATCAGCATGAAGGAATATAACAGACACTATCTCTATGAACTGGAGAAGATTATTAAATGAGCCTCAATGGTGCTAATGAATTATTTAGAAAGCTTCGTGCGATAGATGCCGTTCTTGAGAATCCTGAACAGGTTCTTGGGAAGGCTGCAGAAACCATAAGAAGTGGGTGTGTTCTTGAATGTCCTGTAAATAATGGTGAATTAAGAAATTCCATTAAGACAAGAGTTGAAGGCGACAAGGGATATGTTTATACAAATAAGGCATATGCTCAATATGTTGAATTCGGAACAGGTCGAAAAGGTGCAGCAGACCATGCTGGAATATCTCCATATGCACATCCTTCTTATACTATGGAACCTTGGTGGATTCCTGAAGAGAAGTTATCAGAAGAAGCAATAAATAACTATCATTGGGTAGTTATCGAGGTTGATGGAAAGAGATATTACAGGTCGGATGGACAGCCTGCACAGCCATTCATGTACCAGGGAGCAAAGAAGACTGAAAAGAAAGCGGTGAAGGATGCTGGTATTGTAATCAGCCAGTTAATTGAAAAGGATTAAAAGCATATGAACAACATTAAAGACAAAGTATATAAGGCTCTGACAAATGAAGGCCTTGAAGTCACTGACATCTATCCTAAGGACTGGGCTAAGCTTCCAGCCGTTCAGTATGTTGAGGAAGATAACAGCGTGGCAGAATGGACGGATGACAAGGAGCAGACATCACATGTCCTTTACAGAATCGAAATCTGGGATACTAAGAGTACATCGGGTACAGCCTTGAAAGTTGATAAGGCATTATCATCAATGGGGCTAAAGAGAGTATTATGCAAAGATATTGATGATGCATCAGGACTTAGACACAAGAAAATGAATTATGAAGCATATTATGATAGTGATTACATCTATCATGGTATGTAACTGATAAGGAGGAATTATATAATGCTAGCAAATGGCGCTAAATTATCATATGACAAGACAAACAAGGGAACTTCTTTTACTGACCTTCCAGGGTTGAAGAAGATTCCTGACATGGGTATTGAAAAAGAAAAAGTTGAAAACTCTTCACTTGATGATGCAGTTAAGGTCTATGAGTTTGGTATCGGAGACCCTGGAGACCTTGAATATACATTCAAGTATGACAACAGCAAAGCAACATCTTCATACAGATTAATGAGGGAACTAGAAAAAACAGGGGCTACTGCAATGTTCAAAGAAACATTGAAGGACGGCACTACAACTACATTCTCAGGACAGGTCACTGTTAAAAGAGCGGGCGGTGGTGTCAATGATGCTATTGAATTTACTGTTGCAATCGCATTACAGTCTGAACTCACTATTGCTGACCCAGGAGAAGCAGTAGCGCAATCTGAGGAAACTGCATCTGAAGCAGTAGCGCAATCTGAGGAAACTGCATCTGAAGCAGTAGCAGAATAGAAAGGAAGATATAGATAAATGGCAGAAAAAGCAAAAAGAAAACCGTTCATTATTTGGAAAATCGGTGAAGAAGAATACAAATTAAAACTGACAACAGGAGAAATCTCTAGACTAGAACAGATGTATGGTGGAAGTCTTATCAACCTTCTTAATACAGAAACAGGCATGACACCATTATGCACTATGCTGGACATCACACATGGTGGTCTTCAGAAATTCAACAGCAACATCGACAGAAGCGATGTGAATGATATGTTTGATAGATACATCGATGAAGGTGGCTCACAGACAGAGTTCCTTAGTGATATTCTTATTCCATTGTTCCAGGTATCGGGTTTTTTCTCTGGGGCTCTCGAAACGAAAATGGAAAAGGAAATGGCGGAAGCCAAGAAGAATCTCTAGAAGATATCCTGATTACAGATTACATATACAAGGCGGTCTATGATCCAGCGCTTGATGCTGGAGTAGACCCCTTTTCATTTTGGAATTATTCGTTAGATGAGCTATTCGATATTATTTCAGCATATGAAAGAAAGAAAAAAGAAATGGTGCGACAGGAAGCGATATCTCTTCAGATACAGGCCCTTCAGATAAGGGATTGTATTTCTGCTGTCCTTAACGGTAAGGATGATTCATTCACTCCTGCACAATTGTGGGACTTCTATCCTTCACTTTTTGAAGAGGATAGGAAAGAGTTTGAAAAAGAGAAGGAAAGAAAAGAGATTGCAAGCGCTAGATCTTCTCGTATTGCCTTCAGTAGAAGACATAATGAAGCACTAAGAAAAAGAAAGGCGGTGATGCAGAATGACGGTAGAGGAACTGCAGATAGTAATATCTGCTCAGACGAAATCAGCGAAATCAGAACTGAACAGCGTGAAGAATGAAGTCACCGGCCTAAAGAATCATGTTGACAAGGTCACAGGATCAATTGGCAATTCATTCAAGAGTATCCGCAATATTGTGGCGGGTCTTGGTATTGCTTCTCTGATTAAATCAACGATATTAGGGAATGTTGATGCTGCAATCAAGAGAGTTGATACTCTTAGCAATTACAGCCGTGTGATGTCGAATCTAGGCGTTGGAAGTGTTCAAGCGAATGCATCTGTACAGAAACTAAGCAATAAGCTTATTGGGCTCCCAACAACCCTAGATGATGCATCAGGCGCAGTACAGAGATTCACATCAGTGAATAGTAATATCTCAAGATCAACTGATATGTTCCTTGCACTAAATAATGCTATTCTAGCCGGCGGTGCAAGTTCCGAGATACAGAAATCAGCCTTAGAACAGTTGTCACAGTCATATGCTAAGGGTAAACCTGATATGTTTGAATGGCGTTCAGCGATGACTGCAATGCCTGCACAGATGAAACAGGTGGCTGAGGCCATGGGTTTTGTCAATGCTTCAGCACTAGGCGAGGCATTAAGAAATGGAACTGTATCAATGGACCAGTTCATGAATACTCTCATGCAGTTAAACACTCAGGGCATTAACGGCTATCAGTCATTTGAGGAACAGGCAAGAAATGCGACAGGTGGAATTTCTACATCAATCGCTAATATGAGAACAGCTATTGTTAGATGTATGTCAGATGTAATGAACACAATTGGACAGTCTAATATTGCTGGATTCTTTACCAATATTGCAAAGGCAATTAATTCCTGCGTCCCATATGTTGTTGCATTCACTAAAGTTGTTATGGTCGCCGTTGGGTATCTGACGGCACTGTTTGGCGGCAAGTCAAAGAAGTTGAGTTCTTCTTTTGGTGGAGTGTCAAACAATGCTAAGAAGGCAGCAGGAAACACAGGGGCTCTTGCAAAGAATATGAACGATGCTTCCAATAGTTCGCAGAAGCTTTCTAAAGGCGCAGGTGGAACAGGAAGCGGATTAAAAAAGGCAGCAGGTAATGCTTCTAAACTCAAGAAGGAATTGAAAGGAGCTCTTGCTGGATTCGATGCAATCAATAACATCAATTCAAGCAATAGTTCAAGTGATCCGTCTTCAGGTGACTCAGGTGGCTCAGGCGGTGCTGGTGGTTCCGGTGGTGATATCGGCGGATTCAGCATGGATGATAGTGGTGCAAAAGAACAGAAAGGGCTTCTTGAAGAAGTAGACAAGCAGTTAGAAGAAATCAAGAAGAAGGTCGCGGAATTCTTCCAGCCATTAAAGCAGTCATGGGATAAGTTTGGTGCGCCAATGATTGCAGCTGCAGTATATGCATTTAATGGTGTCAAGAATCTTCTTATGGAAATCGGCAAGTCAATGTATACAGTGTGGGAAAATGGCACAGGTGCAAAGACTGTCGAACTGATCTTGAAGATATTCACTAACATCTTCAAGATAATTGGCAATATCTCTCAAGGACTGGCCGATGCATGGAACACGGCAGGCCTAGGTGATTCAATCATCCAGCATTTATGGAATATATTTAACTCTATATTGAAGATTATCAATGAGATTCTGAAAATTGTGAGAGATGTTACTAAGGCGATTGACTGGACTGCTGTATTAGGTGCAGTGGATGTGGTTCTTATTATCATTGATGGGTTATTCTCTTTCATAGCAGATAATGTAGGTCGTATTCTTGGCATACTCTCAGTTATTGCGGGATTATCATTATTTTCTACTCTTTCTGGAATTCTTGGTACTGTTATCACACAGATACAGCTTGCAGTAGGAGTATTTTCAGGTTGGGCATCGCTTGCAACTGCATTGAGCGGTGCGTTTGGAATTCTTCCACAGATATTCGCATCTATTGTAATGGCTGTGAATCCTGTAAATGTCATCATAGGGGCAGTCATTGCTACAGTTGTAGATTTATGGCAGAAGAGTAAGAGTTTCAGAGATGACATAGTAAGCATTCTAGGAAATATCGCCACTATTGTTCAGAAGGTGTTTATGAATATTGTTGCACCTGTTATCAGTACAGTAGCAGGCATCATTAAAGATTTTGTGAATATGGTGCTAAAACCACTGTGGAATGTATGGGAAACAGTTTTTAAGGATATCATGGGAATTGTTAGTGATTTATTAAAATTTGTAACACCGATTTTTAGTACAATTCTTGATATTTTAGGGCCAGTCTTCCAGTTATCACTAACACATCTTCAAGGCACATTTAGAATTGTGTTCGCAGCAATTGGAGGAATTATCCAGGGCGCAGGTGCAGTAATTCACACTGTTGTTGATGGTATCAGAGGATTCTTTAATGGATTAGGAACTTGGATGGAAGGAACTTTCGGTTTCAAATGGAAGAATGTGTTTGAAACGGTTAAGAATGTCGTCAAGGTGTTCAGAGACTACATGGGTCCTATCATCAATTCCGTACAGGTTATTTTCATGGGTCTAGCTAACTTCATCGGTGGCGTGTTCTCAGGCAATTGGAGAAGAGCATGGCTTGGTGTTAAGCAGATATTTGAGGGCATTGTTTCCGGATTAGGACACATCTTCAAGGCTCCATTGAATTTTATGATTGATGGAATTAACAAATTCTTAAGTGGTATCGGCAAGATAAAGATTCCTGACTGGGTTCCTGGAGTCGGTGGAAAAGGATTCTCAATCCCTAAGATTCCTAGACTAGCAAAAGGTGGTATCGTAAGTGCATCCACTATTGCCAATATTGGTGAAGCAGGAACAGAAGCAGTAATACCATTACAGAGAAACACACAGGGACTTGATATGATTGCTGAAAAGATTTCAGAAAGATTATCACTTTCTCAGAATGACGGCTCAGGCGCTACCTATGTCATTAAATTAGTGCTTGATGACGGTAGAGTAATTACTAAGATGGTGATTGACAATATCAAGGATTATGAAGCACGCACAGGCAAGCCTGTATTTGACTATTAGGGGGGGTGGAATGAATGGCAGATGAAGCGAAAATCAAGATAAACGGAACACTTATTCCGACTCCTTCAGAGATTAGCGTAGAAATCAATGATCTAGATTCGGATAGTGTCAGACCTGTCTCAACAGGCATCTTAAGAAGAAATAGAATACGTTCTAACATGCTTAAGATTACATGTACATATAAGTTGAATACATTCACAGATGTAATGAATATTTTGAAGGTACTCACTCCGGCAGAGTTCACGGCAGAACTCTACATTCCTGATCATGGTATCAGAGGAACCAAGAAGATGTATGCTTCAAATAAGAAGTACAATTATAAGAGAGTGCAGTCTGGTCTAAAGGCAGATTCATTCTCTTTCTCTCTGATTGAGGTGTGATCTTATGCTTATAAAATATGGAGAGACAAATGTAACAGACAGACTTCTTGATTATAAGATGTCTGTCTCGTTTGCTGACTGCCGTATGATAGGCAACGTGCCATCGATTGAACTGACAATGAAGTTCGATAACTATGATGGCATTCTTGACAATATCGACATCAGCAAGTACTGGGAAGTCAAGGAGAATGATGCATCTGATACAAGATACTTCAAGGTGTATGACCAGCCGGAGAAGTACACCAAGGAACTTACTCTCAAGATGTATGACAACAACTATTCTCTTGACAAGGCATACGATACTAAACTGTCTTATCCTGTCACTATAAAAGACCAGCTAGACGAGATTGAAAGTCTGACTGGTCTTTCTATTATTCGTGAAGGAATACCGCAGTACGTTCTTGATAAGAGCGTATCATGGTACGATAACACGATTGTGATAAGAAACTATCTCGGATGGATTGCTGAACTGTTTGCAGCAAATGTCTATGCAGAGGGAATTGATTCTATTAGGTTTGTACCAATTGAAAAGAGCGCCTTTGCTGCTACACAGGATTTAACAGACTATGAGAAGAATGAGGTGTATACACTCACAAGAGTATATGCTGAAAATGGTCTCAATCCTCTTTCTAAGGGTGATGAGACAGGCAATACGCTGTTTATTGATTCAGCAAATCTATATGCAGATGAACAGAGCATTATAGACAGCATCTATGACAGACTTAAAGGATTGACTTTCAACCAGGTGAAGAATGTCACAATGATATCGGTTGATAACCTTCTTCCTGGTGCTCTTGTCAATTATAACAGTAATGAATTCACTTTCTTTGTATCTGATCTAACTGTCAGTTATAAAGGTGGACAGTTCTCTATGTCTACGGTTGACGGCAGTGTGACAACAAAGAATGAAGAAAAGACAGTGAATCGTGTATCTAATACAACACGAATCAGAAAGCTGCAGGTCCAGCAGGACCAGGAATCATTGAAACTAAATATAATCGCAAAGGAACAGGAAGGCATCAATGACAAGATGGCGCAATTAAGCCTGTCCAATGAGAAGATATCACTAAGGGTTTCAGAAGTTGAAGAAAAGGCTGGAGAAGCAATCAAACAGGCACAGGGTTCAGTTAAGAAGTTTGTTTGTGAGTATGCTAGTTCAACAGATGGAGCTACACCTCCCGAAACAGGGTGGTCAGAGACTGCACCGGCTTGGCGTCCTGGATTCTATATATGGCAGAGAACGGCCACGACGATCAACAATACTGTCACATACAGTACTCCTGTATGTATAACAGGTGCAAAAGGTGAGGATTCTATATTATTGTGTATAGAATCATCAAATGGCACGACATTCAAGAATAGTGATGTGGCAACTATATTCACGGTAAGTATCTATGTGGGTGGAGTTGTGATTGATAACTCTTCAAAATTGAGAGAAACATTCGGAGATGGTGCATATCTGCAGTGGTTCATTAAAAGGCACGGAGAGACAGAATTCAGCAAGATCCCGTTAGATGATTCAAGACTCAATGATAACGGGTTCATGTTTACTATTTCAGCAAAGGACATTAAATTCAAGGCAGTATTCAACTGCGAGTTAAACATTTAGGAGGAAAATTATGGCAATTAAAGCGGTCAATCAGATTGACGTTATCGACTTAACCGATGGTTATTCGGTTGTATTAACTAATGACAACTATACATTCTTAGGTACTACTACTTCTGTAAACGGTACACAGACAACTACTACACAGGTAATGGCATTATGTGGTAGCGAACAGGTTCCATGTACTGTAGGAACTATCACATGTCCTACAGGAATTTCAGCAGTGTCTGACGGCAAGTCACCAATGCCAACAATCACAGTTACTGCAACATCTGCATTAACTAAGAGTGGTACTATTACTATCCCTATCGTTGTTGATGGTGATATCACAATCAACAAGACATTTAGTTACTCAATCGCATTCAAGGGGCAGACAGGTCAGAATGGTACAAGTGTTACCGTAAGTTCGACTTCTGTAACATATCAGGTCGGTGCAAGTGGAACTACTAAGCCAACAGGGGAATGGAGCACTACTGTTCCAAATGTACCTAATGGTCAGTTCCTTTGGACTAAGACAGTAGTCAAGTATTCTGACGGCAAATCAACAGAAGCGTATTCAGTCTCTTACAAGGGTACAAACGGCTCAAATGGTTCAAACGGTACAAGCGTTACTGTAAGTTCAACATCTGTAACATACCAGGCAGGCACAAGCGGCACTACTCCTCCAACGGGAACTTGGAGTACTACAGTGCCTAGCGTGGCAAATGGTCAGTACTTATGGACAAAGACTGTTGTAAACTATTCTGATGGTAAGCATACTGAATCATATTCAGTTTCCTACAAAGGTACAAACGGCACAAATGGGAAGGATGGCTTAGATGCTATTACCATGGCTATCACCTCAAGCGGTGGAACAATCTTCAAGAACACTGCTATCGCTACAACTTTAACTGCTCATGTTTATAAAGGTGGAGTTGAAGTGACTGGTTCTTCATTATCTGCATTAGGTACCATCAAGTGGTATAAGGACGGCGGAACTACTGCTGTAGCAACAGGTGCAACATACACAATCGGTGCAGGTGATATTACAAACAAGGCAACATTCAGCGCTCAGCTAGAAGGTTAATTATATGGTTAAGGCATCGGCTAGCATGACCCTCGTGAGAGTCAACGATGGCGAGGACGGGCAGGGAATTCGCTCAATCACTCCGGAGTATTACCTATCAGATTCAGCAACGGAAATGCCCGATGCAAGCAGTAACGGGTGGAAAAGCGTTCCCGATGACTACATTGACAAGCATTATTACTGGGTTAGGTCGAAGATATTATGGGATGATGGAACATATACAACGACCACCCCAGTGCTTGCGAATGACCTAAAGTCAATCATTGATGATTACGACAACAGAATAAACAACATGAACAGTCAGCTGCAGCAGGCGACTAAGGATGCTTCTTCGTCTATAGAACAGACTAAGGCATCCATCTTACAGACTGTATCAGAGAATTATTACAGTGCCTCTGACGGCGCAAACCTTGCTTCTACTGTATCTACTATTCAGCAGACAACAGAAAGCATTCAGATGGGATTTGTAAAGAAAGAAGACTTTAGTTCTCTTTCTGATACTGTATCAAACAATCAGACTCAGCTGAATACTTATATCAGATTCAATGCAGAAGGCATAGAGATAGGTAAACAGGAATCTGAATTCAAAACCAAACAGACAAACAGCAAGTACTCTATTCTTCAGAACAATGACGAAGTAGCGTACTTTGCTAACAACAGAATGTATAACTCAAACATCGAAGTTTCTAGTTCACTAAGAATCGGAAACTTCGGATTCATTGTTAACCACGATGGATCTTTAACCTTTAAGAAAGTAGGTGGTGACTGATGGCAACATATGCAACATGCAGTGCATCGTTTGGTGGTGGTAATGGCAACATCACAATGACAATGACACGAACAGGTGTTAATGTTGACGGAAACTATGATTTATGGACTGCTACACTAACTAAATACTATAAGTGGAATATTAATTCAAATGCTACTAAATACGGCTCTATGTGGGCTAATGGCGTACTGTTATGGTCTGGTGGAGTGACTATCGGAGGTAGTGGAACAAAGACACTTGCGACAGTTACTAATATTAGAATCCCTCATGACAGTAACGGTGGCAAGCATTTTGATTTCTCATTCTCACAGGAATTGAAAGTAACTCTTTCGGGTAGTTATGTGGGCAGTGTATCTGCTTCGGGCGGTGTTGACTGCGATGTCATTCCTAGAGCAACTAAGCCTTACTGTTCTCCAACATCAGTTTATTTTGGAAACAGTGTGACAATCAAGACACCTAGGGCATCATCTGACTTTGGTCATGTAATCTCATACAGTTATTACGATATGAATGTACAGATTGCTGATAATCAGTGGAATGACGAATTCAGATGGACAGTACCGACTTCACTGATCAGCAAGATGACTAACACGTCATATTCATATATGACATTCAAGGTAGATACATACAATCGTGCCGGAAAGTACATCGGTACTAACTACTGCCGATTGGATTTAGTACTGCCATCGGGCTATGAGCCAACTGTAACAGGAATCACATACACAAATGAAGATGCTGCAATCGCAAAAAGATTCGGAGCATCAACAATTATACAGGGCGTTTCGAAAGTCAAATGTAATGTATCAGCAACGGCGAAGAACGGTGCTTCAATTACTTACTATTACAATGAGATTGATGGACAGATCATACCTGGACCAAACAGTTTCTTTACAACTCAGCCGTTGAAATCATCTGGCACAGTTACACTTAAATCGACAGTTACAGATTCAAGAGGACAGAAGGCCGCACTTTCGAAGAATATCAGTGTCACGCAGTGGTGGTCACCGACTGTTAAGAATGTCACTGCACAACGTTGGAATGTATCGACTAACAAAGCAGACGATGAAGGTACGGCAGTTAAGATTACTTATTCATTTTCAATTGCACCTGTTGCAAATAAAAATGATAAGTCTGTCATGATCCAGTATAAAAATGGTGAAACATGGACTACTCTTGCAACTTATACAGATTCATACAGTGGCGAGAACAAGGTATATATATCATCTGCTGGCAAGTTCAGCGCAGACAATGCCTACTCGTTCAGAGTGCTTGTGAAGGATTACTTCACTACAGATGGCGTTGCATCTTATGCTGCTATCGCCCCTTCATTTAAGCTGCTTGATTTTTCGGCTGACGGAAGAGGAATTGGAGTTGGATGCAAGGCAGAGAGTGGTAAGTTAAAGGTGGATATGCCTCTTGAAGCACAATCATTTAATGGGTATGTATTTGATTTTGATACAGAGAATCAAGAAGATACGTGGGTTCCCGTGCTCACGGATAAGAAGATACAGCATAGAGTTATTGGCTGGTCTGATTGGATATCTTGTGGAACTAATGCATGTGGTATCACACTGAAATACCGATATAACGACGGATTGAAACTCTGCGAAATAAACTGGGATGGTTTGGTAAGCGCCCCAATCGAAGGCAATACTATGGGGTACATGTGGACAGGATTTCCTGCCGACAAAAAGCCAAAAAGCAATATGTTCATTCCCATAGCAAACCCCGCTGCAGACGCTGGGCTAGTCATCAGATATTACCCTATAACCAACGATGTCACAAAAGGTAATTTCACCTTGACTTCACTAAGAAACACCATAAACAACGTTTACATTTGCGGTTTTTATACATATTCATATGCTTAAAAAGGAGAAGAAAATATGAAATTATATGATACATCATTAAAATACATGGATGCAATTAATGCATTAGGAGGAACTATCGTAGCAGTACTGAGCGCGGTTTTCGGCACTCACTGGCTGTTATTTGTAGGATTCCTCACATTAAACATCGTCGACTACATCACAGGAATTAGAAAATCACGCCTAACAGGCAAAGAAAATTCAGCAAAAGGAGTGCGTGGTGTATGGAAAAAGTTGGGGTACTGGTTAATGGTGCTAGTAGCATTCCTTGCATCAGCAATCTTCATTGAAATTGGACAGACAATTAACATCGATTTGACTATCACAACATATGTGGGATGGTTCACTCTTGCTTCTCTCATTATCAATGAATTAAGAAGCATCTTAGAAAACTTTGTGGAAGCTGGGGACAACGTACCATCTGTTTTAACTAAAGGCTTAGAAGTAGCAGAAAACGCTATCAACAAGGAGAATAACAATGGGTAATGACGAATTTCTAAAGATTGCAACCGAAGAAGTAAGAAGATATACAAACGAACATCTAGAAGATCCACAGGATTTCGATATCTATGTTGTGTGGGTGTGTAAGACACTTCAAAATAACAAGGCTTTACTATCAACTACGCTTTCAGATGGGATGTATTTTGAATGCACATATAACGGCGATAAACAGGAAATGTATCTTGATGCATACCGTAAATTAGAAAATAGATGTATCAAGTGTGAGGCATGAGACATGAAGATATTCATCTCATAGCCTATGAAAGATTTGTCTGAAGAAGAAATTAGACATAATAGAATGAAAGCAGTCAACAAAATTAAAAGTCTCTATGGTGATGATGTAGAGATTATTGATAGTTATATCGATGGTGAAGGCACTCCTTTGTGGTCTCTTGGGGAATCTATTAAATTATTATCAACTGCTGATGTGGCTTACTTTTTAAAAGGCTGGAATACTGCACGAGGATGCAGAATCGAATACATGTGTGCTAATGATTATGGAATTGGTGCATATTTTGAGGAGGAATAACGATGATTATTAATGTACATGGTGGACATAGTTTAAAATGTCGTGGGGCAAGTGGTTTACTTGATGAAGTGAATGAAGATAGAAAAGTAAAGAATAGAGTAATTGAACTGTTACGTGCAAATGGTCATACTGTTTATGATTGCACAGATGATAACAGCACTTCACAGAACGCAAATCTAAAAGCAATCGTTAACAAATGTAATTCACATTCTGTTGACTTAGATGTATCAATCCACTTAAACGCTGGGGGTGGTACAGGTACAGAGGTATATGTCTATAGCGACAACTCAAAAGCCAAAGATGAAGCAACTAGAATTGCAGAAAAGATTTCTAACACTTTAGGCATTAGAAATAGAGGTGTTAAAACATCTACAAAGTTATATGTGTTGAGAAAGACTAAATCTCCAGCACTACTTGTTGAGTGCTGCTTTGTTGACAACGCTATTGATAAAGTGAAATGGAACGCTGACAAGTGCGCAAAGGCAATTGTAGAGGGTATCTTAAACAAGAGTGTTAATGAACACCACGTTGAAACTCCTACACCTAAGCCACAGAGCAATGCATCTAGCACTTTAGGTACTTATATGATTACTGCTAGTGATTTAAGTGTCAGAACAGGACCAGGAGCTAACTATAGAAGAAAGACATATGAGGAATTAACTAAGAATGCTAAAGCCCACGATTACGACAAGGACGGCTGTCTAAATTATGGCACTCGTGTCACAGTTTCTAAATTCGATGGGGATTGGGCAAAGATTCCAAGCGGTTGGGTTGCTAAAAGATACTTGAAAAAAGTCTAATTTAAGTTTTATTATGAGTTTATTCATAAAGATGTTGACTAAACTCGACTTAATTTCGACTAAATCTCGACTAAATCTCGACTACACAACAATTTATATTCATAAGAAAAGACCAGGGC